CCCCAAAACCCAGGGCGGACTTACTACTGCAGGTGCCTCGATGACTTTCCATCCACGAGACTGCAGGTTCCTATCTGAGCCGTTCACCAACGACCCAAGTTACTCTCCAGTGGCCGGCTGTCCCGGTCTGCCGCCCTCTACGTTGGTGCGTTCACGTTGTCTAGTTCGTCTTCACGTCTGCTCTGTCAGCAGCTGCCCCCTTCTAAGTCAGTAGGTTTACTATAATCGCGTTGTTCTTGCTGTGCCCAGCTTGCCCCCTCTTAAGGTTGGTGGGATCACCTTCCGTTTACCGGTCTAGTTGCACTACTGCTGCACCCTGTCGATGCACGCCTCCTTCTTTCGTAAGTGAGTTCACGTTTTCTAAATCGTCGTCTTAGACACCATCAGATACGACCCGTTCGTCGTATTCTCGATTGACACCGCAGTCAGCCCGCCCATTGTGGAGTTGCAAGCAAAGTTGACGCTGGAATTCTTGGCTGACACAAAGACAAACCAATTCTGCGTCCACACCTTCTTGTCGAACCCCGTGAACGACGCCTGCAGCCCCAGAGTCCCGATCGACGGCGAGCCCTCGCCCGCGGAAGCCGTGTAGAAATTGCTCCCTGTGATCGTACCCGTCGGTCCCGTTGTCAATGCGACGTTCCACGTCAGCTGGTACACGCCAGGTAATGCGAACCACAGCGTCTTCTGCGTTGTGTCCACTGCCACCTGATAACCCGTGTAACTGGGTGGCTTCCCAGCTGTGGTCGTAATCGCGAACTTCGTCAGCTGAGACGGAACTGTCGAATTCATGTCCGCAAACCCGGTGCCAAGACCGCCAAAGCTGGTATCGACGATGCCAGCCGTGGTCGAAATGGTGCGCGCCGCCCCCACACTCATGGTGGGCAAAATGGACGCTGCATTCAAAATCGGCTCGATCAACTCTACAGTGTAATGAACCCACAGCTCGCCCAAGACGGTGCCAGTGGGTGCAGGACAACCTGCCACTGCGTAGAAGAATTTGAGCGGATCTGTGAACGGGGTCAACTCCTGACCCCCCGTGCGCACATTGTACCACTTGACATTGTTGTCTGCTGCGGCGCATTCGATTCCACAAACACATGAATTGCTTGGCTTGAATGACACAGCGTGTGTGGCGGCTTCCATTTGTTGTTTTGTGGAAAAATCTTCCTGATTGATATTGTACAAAGGCGCCATGATGACGGACCCGAGACCGACGCTCGACGAATAGTCGCTGCTCATAGAGCGGTATTCGAACAAAAGCTGCTTGAATCGGTACTTCGTGTACAGCCGGCCGATTGTCTGCATCCACGGAAACGTAGTCTCCGCCGCGTTGACCGGCAAGGCCTGCAGAGAAAACCCCGGCACGCCTGGCGCCGTGATGTCCCTGATGTACTCGCAATTCGACACCACCTGCGATGCCACCCCTGTCTTCGGCACCACCTGTTTGTGCACAATGTCGTTCATAACATAGTCGCCAAAACCCGAAAAGCGGGACAAGCCACGTCCAATGGCTGCGCCTTGCTTTTCGAACGTACCTTTCGGTATCTTTGACGCCAAGCGCTGAGCGACCGCCCCCGCCAACGACTTCGCCAGTCCTGCCATAGCGTATGCGCCCGACCCTTTGACTTTTGGCTTCTTCTTTTGATTGCTGAATGCCGCCTTCTTCTTGCCTCCGTTTTTCTCCTTTCGCGGCATCTTCTATAGTTCTATGATAACGCGGAACCTCGCGACAACCCTGATATGTTTGTGCACCTCTCCCACCCACCTCAGCCAACGGCTGCTGCACCATACCATTCCCAACCAGGCTGTGCATGAGCTTGTTAGCCCTCAGCTTGATCTTCAACCAGACGTACTCCCACCGCGACTGACGAGCCTCGCTCATGTACGCCTGCTGCGGGACCAAATCCAGTGTGTCGTCTCCCAACGGACCGTGGAAGCTGGTTACCTCGAAATCCACCTCGCACACCCTGCGAAGCGTCGGCAACTCAATCTCCCAATCGTCGCCGTTCAAAGCCTCCACCCACAACTTCAATTCCCGGACGACCTCCGAATATTCCACGTTGTATCTCTCCGCGAAAAACCGGTGGCCGTCGACAGGCCTGAGGCCGCCAGTCGCCACATAATGATTCCACTCCTCTCCAATGACCTGGACTAGCGACCTACGTGTCATCCTGAGCCGCGCTGATCGGATTATCTCCGATAACTCAGGGAAACACGCGAGGTCGATGGCCAGGTTGGTCAACTTGGCATCCAACAACTCATCGGGGTCCGTCGACCCGTTCGCAGTCCATCCTCCTTTGCCCATCCCTTTCCCTGGCTTGAGCACCAACTGGCTAGTCGGCTCTCCTTCCGGGGTATGGGACTCGACCCAGGTGCGCGAGCAAAAATCGCCGCGCGGCTGCAAATCCTGGTGCGACGCCGCTGCAACATAGGTGAAACCGACTGACTGAGTCCGCGCCGCGAACTCCTCCCAAGTCGTGCACCCTTCCTTGCAGCAAATAATCACCGCCCCATTCGTCGTGCCATTGCCGAGCGTGGTGTCAGGATCACCCGACGTCACATTCTTCAATATAATACACCCCACGCCTTGCTTCCAAGTCATGACACGACGCAAAAAGAAGTACATGAGTCGCGCATACAACTCCGACATTCCCGCCTGCTGATACATATGGATCTTCGCATGATGATATTCATTGCGATAGTGCGCATCCCAGCGCTTCCCATCTACGTACCAAATCTTTCCGGCCATGGAGAACAAAGCGTCGTCCCCACAGCACACGACGACGTCGTTCGCAGGCGTCAATTCCTTCAGCAACATCGCCGACATCTCCTCCACGGTGTAACCTGACACCAAAATCAGCTTTGTGTTCCTATACATCTTATAAGACAACACTTGCTTTATCTTCGCTCCGAACCCCAGCAGCCAACCACCAAACAACCCTTGCATGATGTATGATATCGGCGAAATGGTGCGTGGCTGCGAAATCGGGACTCCAAACTGATCATCCAATTTGAAAGGGTTGAGCTCGTGCTTCAGAAAGTTCTGACGCATGATCTCCCTCCTGTCCACCAACGCCCCGAAAAACACGTCCGGGCCCAAAGCCTCCCATTTCCTTCTGCTCTCTTCGTAAATCTCGCGTTTCCCTGGCGCGAATCGTGCAATGAACTCTTCCCATGGCACCTCCTCGACCCCTCCGGCGGCGCGCACATCACGCCCGAACTCGTCCATCAACCCAGTAATCTCCTTGAACAAACCTTTGTTCGTTATGCTCGGCGTGACTTTACACACACGCCCGACACAGGACAACAACTTGTTGCCCTGGTTAACAGCAAAAGAAGACATATCCAATATACTCGGACCCAACTGGAACACCCTGGCCGCCTTCGACCCCGCATGCCTCAAATGGTCCGTGACCATCAGAGCAGCCTCTGGAGTGAGGGGTACGCCTTTGTATCGCTTGATATACTGCGACAAAAACCCCATGCCCGAATTGAAGAAAAACACCCTCCTCTTCGTGACCAAAGCGTTGCTCACCAGATGAGCTGGCAAAGCCAATGGCCCCGCCATGTAAAAACTCAAATGCGAACCTAAACCCAAAACACCTTCGACGAGTGACTTGGTACGCATCTCAGCAAGCGCGACCACGAACCGAGCTCCCGGCACGCATGAGAACACAGCTTCTTCAACGAACTGCGAACTCCAATGCGGCACGATGCTGCATGACGTTCCCGACGAACGCCACAGCCAGGCCAACTGCCTGTCCACGCTGTAGACAAAGTTCTTACACTTGCCCACAACTTGCCCTACGTATGTCGAGTCGCTGCCTGTGGCGACCCTTGCCAACCGCGCGGCCTCTACCTCCGCCTTCCACAACTGCGTGTTGTAGTAAGTGCCAGGGCTAAACCAACTCGACGGTCGCACGGTGGGCATCTGACCCGGCGTAATGCCGGCCGTCAACGCTGACACTGCGTCAGCCGCCTGCCCCACCTTGTCTCCTATGACGCCGGATGTCAATGACAAACCTCGATACCCGACGTAACACCCTCCGGCGAACAACGTCAAATAAAAAGTGGTCTTACCTGCCATCTCCACAAACCAATGCGGCCTGACAGTGCCGTAAACATTCCTGTAATCCGGCTCCTGCGGCACCCATCCGAAGAAGTGTGCTATCCAGCCTCCGCTCGGTCGGCCTGTCCGCGCCTGCACTAACAAAGCATCGCGGTACGGGCTCACCGTCAAGGCCGAAATCTGAGCCGCCTGCAACGTGGAATAGTATGAAAAATTCGTTAAGTGGGCCATCTCCGACCCACTCAGGTCTACACTCCCTGCTGTCAGCAACGATTGTATGTTGCTGGTGCAGGTGCCGGACAAAACGTTCCGACCGAATGTTCTCAAAACCTGATTCAATACCTTCCTGTCGCACATGATCAACTCCCCCGTCTGCTCGACGTGCACCCTGGCCATCGTCGGCCCAATGAATGCATGATAGGTGAGCCCCAATGCGCGCGCGACCTGCACCTTGTGCGGCCACACGTAATGCTGCCTCGTCGCCCTCGTGTCAAATATGTACAAAATGGGCTTGGACAGATCCACCTCTCCAGTGGCTGTCTTATGACTTAGCTTGGCCAGCAAACGCATGTCGTCTGTGATCTCCTTGGGCGTGAGTGTTAGGACTGACCCATCGTCGTCCTCTGCCTCGACTACCCATTCACCCCCGACCCATACCCGGTCGTAGGCTATCGATGAACGATG